TATCATGCCATTTAGTGTTCATATAACCTACACCAGCATAATAGCCTTTGCCTGTAGTATCGTTGTAGTCATAATCACATTCTAATTCTTTTTTGTCATACCATACAGAATCAATAAACTCACCCATATCAGTTTCAACAATACCATATGTGAATTTATATTTGTCAAATGGTTCGCCATCTGTTTCTACAAACCAGCAACCGAATCCGCCTTTCTCTCCGCTATGAAATGCTAAAGTAGGAACATAGTTATCATCATCTTTGATATCTTCATCATCAGGTAATGTACCCATTGAATATGCTTCTCTGCCATAAAGAGGCATAACTGCTTCTAAAGGAGTTTCAGTTTCTGAATAGTCATGTTTAGAGTCTAAACCAGTTACTTCTGTTACAAAGAATCCACTGTCTGCATATGCTGAATTGATGTGTTCTATATCATCACACTCCCACATATAGTAATCTTCTTTAGGAATAGGTGCATCTCCATCTGGTTGCCCATCGTCCCAATCATAACTAGTGACATGTTCAATGAGGTCTGATTCTTCATCGACTTCAAGGAAATAATCAACAAATTCTTTATCGACTTTTCCGATTACTGTTTCTCCGCCATATCTGCCGGCTTCGATTCTAAATATTCTTTTACTCATAAATATGCTCCATAACTATACTCGTATTTAATATATTATACTACCTCAAAAATAATTTGTCAAGTCTTTTTCTACCCAAAAAAAAGCCTCTAATAAAAGAGGCTTTTAAACTTAGTTAATAAGTTGATTATATAATAATCGGCTTACTGGAAAGTTAAGTTTTGAACTGCGATCTCGCCTAAATAATCAGCCGCATTACCGAAAGATGATGCAGTGTTAGTTAGTTCGATGTAACCGTAACGAGTCATAAATGACACGACTGGCTCAAACGTAGCTGGATCTAGTACAACTCCACTGCTCATTAATGGAATATATGGGCAATAGAAGGCAGCCGCATCAGTTTCAGATGAACCTTTGTATCCAACTAATACTGCTTGAGTATCAGGTGCATAAGAGTCAACGAAAACACGCATAGCGCCGTTCAACGTACCAACAAACTTAGTGTTAGTAGGAGCTTCGAAAGTTCCTTCAGTTGTACGTGCAAATGCTGATGTAGTTGCAGATTGTAATACAGTTAAGGCCGCTGAACTCACAACTGCCCAGTTACCTGCGCCTCTACGTGTTCTTTGTGCGATCAAGTTTGCAACTCTGTTGATTAATACAGCTAATGCCGCATGTTCGTCACCAACGTAAGTAGCAGTACCGGATACCGCAGCCTGGTTATATGTGAACTCAGTTGCCGCTAACGTTCTAAGAGATAGTAAAATCTCCTGATCGATTTCAGCAGTGATTTCTTGTGCCAAAGCAGCCATAATTTCTGCTTCAACATCGATGCCGTGCTGAGACTGTGCGTCCTGAGCGGCTTCGAATGTCCAACGTGCTTGTAACTTACGTGATTTAGCTTCAACAGCCTGACGTAAGATTTGCACACTGATTTGCTTACCGCCATTTCCTTCTAAAGTTGCTGTATTAGCACCAGTATAAGAATTAGTAGTAGCAGTTCCACTAGCAGTACGTGAGTATGCTTGTGCGATTTTGAACGGTGACAATGCTTCTTCACCAGCAGTTACCGAAGTAGCGGCGGCTGAATTATCAGTCAAGTTCTGTGCGTAGCGTACACGCAATGTGTGAATCTGTCCAACAGGACCAGTCATTGGCTGAACGCCGACTAGTTCGTTAGCAATAACAGTAGGCATAACCCTTCTGATTACTGGTAAGATTACACGGTTAAGTGTAGCAATATTTCCTGCTCCGGTACTACCTGCGGTAGCATTCTCATTTAAGAGTCCTTTGCGAGTGTTTTCAAGGACAACACCCATTGTTGAGCGGCGAGTGCCTTTTAAGCCTTCTAACAGAGCTTCTTTGGTTTCGCCCCAACGGCTTTCTAAGAGTACTTTTGACATGGTTTATTTCTCCTAATCAATGTCGAGTTTTAATTAAAGCCCTGCCAGACGCTTGAGATCGATTACGTTACTAGAATCAGTATCGTAGTCTTCTTTAGCTTCTCGTTCTTGTTTGGCAGATTTATTACCAGATTGTTCTGTTACTTGAACAGATTCAGTTAACGGAGCCTTTTCAGATTTCGCTTTACTTCCTTCGTTCAGTACTGCTGGTAAATACTTATCAAATGCGTTCTTCAGCCTAGGCGTCTGAACACTTTCTAATAAAGATCGCATTACCTGACCTTTCTCTTTGTTCAAAGATGACAACAAGTTGTCTAAAGTCTTTTCACGTTGAGTAGATTCTTTAATAATGTTCACTTCACGTTCTTTTGATTCAACAATTGCTTTTGCTTTCGCTAAACTTACTGCTGATTCTTCTAGTTTTTTGTCTTTAGCTTCTAATGATTGAACTAGTTTACGAGTTTCAGCCTTATCGTTAAGATAAGTTGTGCTGAATTCACCTGCAAATGATTCAAAAATCTTTCTGCCGAAGTTATTTTCCCTAGCGGATTTAATATCTTCTTTTAGTTGTGATAATTCACCTTTCAGATTCGATGTTACTGCGGAGTTAATTCTCTTCGCACTTTCAGAGATAAATTTCTCTTTAAGTGTTTCAAGTTGTGTACGTCCTTCAGCAACTAACTTAACACGTTGTTCAACCACTGCTTGTCTATCCTGAGCAAATTCTTTGATCTCTTTAACCAATGCGTGAACGATAAACTGTTGAAGTTTATCTTGGTTTTCCAACTGAACCTTACGGTCTGTGCGTAATTCTTTAATTTCTTCTGCTAACTTAGTTACCATAAAGTCATTAAATTTTGTTGCACTTTCTTTAAGTTTCAATTTCGCTTTTACACGGTCTTCGTTAATAGCCTTCTTCTCTTCGTGGAATTCTTTAATTTCCTCAGAAAGAGATTCAGATACCATCTTATCAAGGGCTTCTACCATCACATTTCTATCATGTTCGTATCTTTGAGCGAATTCATTTCTGAGTTCTCCACGAACGTGGTCCTTGGCTTCATTCAACTTAGTTTCCCAAGTGCTTTCTAGTTCACTTGCTACATCTTCATTGATGAGTCCAGAATCGATTAATGGTTTAATAGCATCTATCATGCTTGTTCCCCTCTATTATATTTTTAAGTCTTTGATGAGACGTTTAATCTCGTCTTTCAAATACCGTTCTACGTTTTTGTTGCCTCGTGCTTCTCGTGCTACTTCTAAAACTTTATGTCCGTGCTTCATATTCATCAAGCCTTCATATATCGCTTTAGGGTAAGCATTTGGTGCACTTGGTTGAGCAACAATGTCTACAGTGATTATTTCAAAATCACTGACTCGGCCATCTAAATCGTTAACGTTTCCGCTACCTCTACTAGATACTCCGAGTTTTACCCCTGACTCTAACATGGTCTGAACTAACTGACCCATCGGAGTTGGTAAAATCTTTAATTTGCCGTAGCCATTAGGCCCATCCATCCACATCTTTGTGATCATGTGTGATACACGATCTAAGTTGATTTTTAAATCATCTGGGTGGTCAACTTCACCTAATACAGAATTACCTTCCTGTATTTGTTCATTGAGGGTATCTACGGCGCTCTCTATTTCTTGTATGGGATAAACACGTTCATTTGCGTTCTTAACCCCACCCTGAATAAAGATGCCCTTCATAAAAAGGGTTTTTAAATCTGTATCACCTTCCTTAACAGATTCGACCATCATTTCTGCACGGTCGAATGTTAAGTGTTCTTTAAGATACAAAGCCATTTATATCGTTCCTTAGTCTATTACAGATTTAGTGTTTGTACCTGAAGCCTGTGCAGTCACTGGCTTTGGTGCGGCGCTTTGTGCTTTAGCATTTTTGCCAGGCTGATTCTGCCAGGTTGATGCGCCATCAATATCTTTTGCTGTTGGATTAGGACGTCCTTTTTCATCACTACCTTTGTCAAAGTCTACTGGATGTGAATCCATTCCTTTTTGACCTGAGTTTGCGTCTACTGGGCTTCTAGTTTGTTCGCCATTGTCGCCCATCTTTGCTGTGACTTTTTGAAGTGTAATTGCTTCTGCAACTAACTCTTCGTCATCAACATTTACATCAACATCTACTTCAGGAGCGTCTGCTACTTCGTCTTCGATGTCATGTAAGTCTGCGTCCATTTCGTCATCACGGTCTTCTAAGTCATCTTCTTTGCCCATGATCTCTTCAAATTCTGCCATTAAGTCATCAAGTTTGTCTTCAATGCGGATAACTGCATCTTCAACTTCGTCTGATGAATTCGCTTCGATGTCAATTGATCCTTCAACTTCTTCGTCATCGCCACCGATGTCAAATACTTCTTCAGAGTCTACGTCAATTTCATCTTCTTCTTTAACGCCTTGTTCTTCAGCATTGATCTCGTCAAGTAGATCGCCTACTTGTCCGCCGATGCCTTCGTCTAGGTCGTCATCGTCCATCATTTCGTCTTCCATGATAGATTCGTAAATTGCTTTAGATTTCTCTATAACAATGTCGTGGAACAATTCTGATGCTTGTTCTTCATTCTCATTAATAATGAGGTCTATTAACTTTTCAAATTTCTTGTTATCCATTGAGTTTCTCCTGATATAATAAAGTAATGGCTTTGTAGATTTATTTATAGCATATACCACAAAAGATAGGTTTAAGTACTACTTTTTTGCGTTTTTTGCCAATAATATAAGTTTTTTCTAATTTAGGGGAATTATAAGGTTGGTGCGGCATCTTCTGCAGGCGCACTATATTGTTTTCTGACCTTAATTAAATGTTTAGACTTTTCATAATTTCTAACATCTAACATCTTACGCAACTTCCTGATCTGGCTCAACGTAAGTTTAGTCTTTCTGGAAGTTCTCCATACAGGCTTACTGTTGTCAGAACCTGCGTCCTGAAGTCCGGGTACTTCGGCATCAAACATTTCAAATAATTTCATAAGAGTATTTAGTCGAAAAACTTTTTAGTCTCTAAAAAGGGCTTTAAAATGTCATTAAAGTATTTTTCTTGGCCTTCTGCATTAGGATGCACATCTTCTTCTGATATAGTTAAACCGAATGGTTTAACATATTCATGTATCGCAGGCTTAACTAGATTGGGTGTATCTAATTGCTTGTATAGATAATTAATTATTTCATGGTCTTTGTTTTGCTCAATATCTGCATATGTATGTTTCATATAGTATTGTTGATAAAACGGAATGCCGTGTAATTTACATAGATTTTGTAACATAAGCATATTTTCTAAAGCAACATGCAATGAATTGATGTTATACTTATCATAGTGTCTGTCAGTGACAGGCTCGGTAAGCATTACATAATCATTAATAAACTTAGGTTCTCTGTGTTGCCACGCAGAATGATACCAGCCGCCATTTGGATTATACTGTACATTATACTGTCCATAGTCATCATCATAGTGTATTATTTCTACATTTTCTTTGCTGTTTTTAAGATCACAGAATTGTACATGCCACATGGATCCACCGGATTCATTCCAGTACTTTTTGATTTCATTGATATAGTCTTTGTTAGTGATGTACCAAGTCTTACGATCATTGCCACTCCAAGAAACAGTAACACCCATTTCTTCTGGCTTCAAGCCACTATCTAATGCTTCCATAATAGCATGAGTAACTTTCTTTTGAATAAGTTCTTGGCCTTGATGACCCATGCCTCTATGATCGAACGTAACGTTGGGGTCTATTGATTTTGTATGTGCTTCTAAATGATGAGGCCAAGTCCATGGCGTATATGCATCTCCAAAACTACAACCAGCAGTAATAATATGTTTTATTTTCATTTAAGAAACCGGCCCAACTTCTCCTGCGCCTTCGACTGATCCTGCGGCTGTTGATGCTTGTCCACCAACTGGACCAGCAACATCTAAGTCACCGAAGTCATCTAAGTTTTCTTGGTCTTCAATTTCATCGTTAGTATCAGTGTCAGAATCAAAGTCACCTGTTGAGACTCCTACGTTTCTAAGATCAGATCCAGTCGGCTCATCACCAGAATTTTCAATGTTCTCTTCTTGCCATAGTTTTTCGTTTCTGTTGATTTCTTCTTCAGTTAATCCCAAGAATCTTTCTAATGCGAATCGTTTTGACATATATGAAAATGCTTCCATTGATGCAAATGTAGATACTCTTGCAGTATCTAATTCACTTTGTCTATAAGCGGCAAAGTTTTGTGGGGGATTGAATTGTAATTGGAACAGACTTGTATCAATATTAAAGCCTCTCCAACGTAAAAATAACTTGAACTCTTCGTCAAGTTTCTGACAGATATAGTTCTGTAGTCTTTCACAGTACTGATTGAATCTGAATTCTTGTATCATTGCTGTACCAACACGTCCGTCATTGAGAGGCGTTGTGTTGTCATCAGGGCCTGTGGGTAAGTATGAACTAGGTACACGCAAACCACGAGATAGTTTGTTATTAAAGTATTTCAAGTCATCAATCTCACCTAAGTTCTGTCCACCTGGGAGAACTTCGATAGATGATCCTCTACCTTCTGCTGTAACTGGGAAGAAGTAATCTTCATTCATTGATAATGGATTGTATGTAGCATCTACATGCGATTCTCCACCATGAATACTTGGAATACGTCTTTGATGTATTTCGTTTTTAATTCTGTCTACGAATGCCATTGCTAAGTGACTAGGCATATTACCTACATCAATCTTAAACATTCTACGTTCTGGCGCACGTTGTACACGATAGATTAAGATAGCATCTTCTAATAGTTCTTTTTGCTTGTATACTTTAAAGACATTCTCTAAGATAGACTGTCCGAAAGGCCAGAAACGATCTAAGCCTTCTGTTAATGACAAGTGAACAATATGATTAGAATCGATTGCTGATTCTGCTTGTCCTAATGTAAATCTACTACCTGATGTGTTGTATGGCATAGATGGGACAGTATATCCGCCTCCACCTGCTCCACCACCGCCACCAGTACCACCTAATCCTGTTGTTGGATTAGCGGCAAAATCTGTGTTTGTTTTCTGTGCAACTGTTAAGTTCTGTAAGTTAATGTTTAAGTCTTTAATAACATACTGTTCAGGAAGTTTACCTTCACTCTCATTAACAATAACTTTAATGACTTTAACCATGTCAACCCAGTAGAGTTTAAAGTTCTCTGGATCTCTTACAAAGATTTGATCTCCGTATTTCACTACGTTTCTAAACATTTTAAACATACGAGTATCAAACTCGTTAAGTTTACACCATTGCTGTAACTGTTTAGTCAGCAAGTCTACTTCATGTGGTGTAGGGTCTTCTTTATATTCAAACGAGAAAGGTGTTTTATTGTGATCGTTGCGTTGTGTGCTGAACTCTGCTATAATATCTAAACATGCGTTAATCTCAGCATCGACATCCATCATCTCATATTGATTGTATCGTTCGATTCTATTTGGGTGTCCTGTGTAAACTTCTGGAAGTCTACTCATATAGTTCTTGTAACCAAAGTCCGTATTAGAGTATCCTGCTTTGGCGTCTTCTGCGCCATTCCAAGCACCGGAGTTAGAATTGCCACCTGATATTGGGCTTGATACTCCGCTTTTGTTTAAAAATTTCTTTGTGTAGGACATTTAATTAGTTTCTCTATTGTACTATATATTTAGTTAAACATTCGTACTTGCGTATATTTTCTTGTTCACATTTACACCAGCTTCTGATGCTTCTGCAATTGCAGAAAGTTTTGCATTCTGTTCTGAACCGTTCTGTGCTATCATTCTTAGAGTATCTAACATCTCTGAGTTCTGATCGTTTTTAACGGCAGTTGCTTCTGACTCTGATTTACCCTTTTCTGCTTTATCTTCAGGTGTATCTTGTGCTAACAATGATCTAGCATCTGGTCCAGCAGTAATTTCAGGCGTTGCTTCTCTTGCAAGATCAATGAGTCCTAAATTTTGTGCCATTTCTTCTCTTTCAGCCTTCATGTTGTCAATAAAGGCCATAGCACTTGCTGATCCGTCATCTTCATCGCCAGCAGTTGCGTCTATTTCTGCTAACATTGATGCTATATCAAACTCTGGTTCATCTGAGCCACCGAACAAGCCACCTATCATTGATTTAACATTGTCTATCATTGATGCAAACATGCCAGGGCCTTGTTCTTCAACAGGTGCCTCTGCTTTTGCTAACTTGCCAGTAGCATCATATGGATCTACATAATCTTGGTCGGGACCAGCGAAGTCCATAGTTTCGATATCATCAAGTGAATCTTCAAATCCAGTAGGGCCTACAAATGCTGGTTTGTCTGCTTTAAACTCTTCAGTACTTCTTCCAGTCTTTTTACCAAATGCATCAACGCCTGTCTTTGCAAGTGTGTCTTTGAATGGATCTACTTTATCATCTGCGTCATCTGTGTCTTGTACAAGTTTTCCGCCAACAAACGTACCACTAGCAGAACCAGAGGACATGTCCATTTGATTTCGCATTGCTAACAGTTCTTCTCGTCTTCTTGCCACTCTGTCGCTTGATGATCTCTTTATATTGGCTACTTTGTTATCTGTTGTACTACCTGGTTTAGATGCTAACAGTTTTGCCGCTTCAGAATCTCCACCTATTAATGTTGTAGATGATTCTTTGGTTGTAGTTGTTTTGAGTCCTTCTGTGTCAGCAAGTAGAGTTTGGGCTTTTGGATCATTTGGAGACATTGCTCCTTCTTTCTTGGCTAGTGTCTCTTCTTCTTCATCTTCGCCACCAAAGAAATCAAGTCCTTTCTTAAATAAACCGCCGACTGGATTTATTGCTGAAAGAAGACCATCAAACAGTTTGCCCATGAAGCTAGGGCCAGACTTAGTTACTTCTTCCCCTGCTACAGTAACATCTTTAGCAAGAACTTTTCCAGTTTCATCTATTGCTTTAGTCGCAACATCTCCACTATTAGTAAAGGCTGTGCCGAACTCTCGTATACGAGCATTGACATCTTCTTGTCCTTTTATAGCAAGTTCTTTTCGTGCAAGTTCTGCGGCATCTGCTTCTGCTTTATTACCCGCAGTCTTTTTAGAATCATCTAACTCTTTATTGACAAGTGCGGCCATTGCGTCACTTCTTTTCTTTTTATCTGCTAATTCTTTTTCATCTCGTTCTAGTTTTTCTTTTGCTAACGTTTCTTCTCGTTCTTTAGCAGTTTTGTCCATTTCAAAGACTTGACCTGCTTCTCTAAACTCGTCCATGATGCTTACAAGTTTGGCTTGATCTTCTTCACCCAAGTCATCATCTAATAACATTGCTTCTAGCATTTCAGGCTTGAGTTGCCCTGACAACATAGTTTCTTCTAATCTGTCAAAGTCAATCTCACTGTTTCCAAAACTATCTTCATCATAAACGTCTAGTTTTCTTGCCGCATTTAAGTCTTTTCTGTTTGCTTCAGGCTTGTCTTCTTCTGTAATTTTATCACCAATCAAGCCGCCAATTTGTGATCCGATAAATCCACCGATAGCCATACCCAATGGACCGCCCAATGCACCAATAGCAGTTCCGATTGCCGCACCTGCTGTAGTACCGATGCCTTCGCCCATTTCATTTTGCTTCTTGTCTTCTGCTTCTGCATTAGTAAGTAGACCTTTCTTTAGATCCTCATCAATCTTTGCGGCATCTTTTTGATATTCAAATACTTCAAATATACCTGCTGTCAATGCACCTAGGCCTGCACCACCTAACATTTTACCCATGTTTTTAGATGCTACACCTAATGCTGATTGTAGTCCTTTCTGTGTTGCTAGTGTTCCTGCTTTAGTTGCTTCTAGCGTCCCTTTAGTAATTTGAGGGCCTAGATTTTTTAATGAGCCTGGAATATCTTTAAGAGCAGGTCCTATTTTTGATAAATGCCCTGTAGCACTCTTCAGACTTGAACCAAGATCCTTTCCAAAAGTTTTAGTACCTGATACTAATGATGAGGTTGCTGTCTTAAGACCTCCACCAAAGCCTTTGAACATGCCTGTCAAGCCTGTTGCGGCTTTACCTAATGGACCAGTCAAAGACATTGCACCAAGACCAACTGCGGCCGCTCCTGCCGAAACAGTTAGTGCTGTCATAGCAACTTTAGCCACACCCAGTTCACCAGTAAGAGGATTAAGTCCTTGTATAACACGTTCGGCCGCTGTTGCCAAGTCTCTCTGAGTTTCTTGCAATGCTACTTGAGCATTTATAACGCCTTCGCCTGCACCATCGCCTGACATTTTCTCTGCTTGTGCATCTCTGACTGTTGCTTGTCTTGCTATTTCCTCTTCAGGAGTATCTGCTATCTTAGATGCTAGTTTAAATGATTGCTCATCAGTTCCACCAAGTAGACGTTTTATCTGATCTTCGTTAGCAAACTGGGCGGCAGTGCCTATTCTTTCTATTTGGGCATTTTGACCTTCTTTAAATTCGCCCATGAATTTAGCAAATTCTTCTCTGTATTCATCAGAGCCTTCGTCCATGCCTGCAAATCGTTCTTTTAATTCGTTTGGATTGATGCCTAATTGTGATAAACCAACAGAGTCTTGGTCAAATGCGCCTGTACGCATTACTTTACTTAATTGTGTAGCAGTTTCAGCACCTAACTGAGCAGTTGCATCTGACATGAACTTCTGACGCATGTCTTGCTCGGCCTGCATGTTCTCTGCTAAGCCTTCTAATCTTGCTTTTTCAACAGGGTCGCCGGCTGCCGCGGCCTCTTTTCGTAGTTTGGAAATTTCTATCTCAACTCTACGAACTTCCATTTGCTCTCGTAATTGAGATGCAACTCTTTGTTGTTCTTCTTTGATTTCAGCAATACGTTTACCTGTCAAGTCAGATAAGACTTGTAGATTCGTTACATATTCCATTGAGGATCTTTGTATCTGTGCTGATGTTTTGTCAGACTTACCTAACTGGAAACCACTTGCTTCTTGTAGTTTCAAGTAGTCTTTCATACCTTCTTGTAAATCTTCTAAATCGATACCAGTTCTAGCAAATGCCATTCTGGTCTTTTTATCGACCTTGAACATTTCAAGCATTTGTCTTTGACCTTCACCAGAAGTTCCGCCTAATGAAGTTAATGCTGAACTAGCATCTTGTGCCATTCTGGAAATATTAACAAAGTTCTCTGCTGTTATCCCTGCTTCATTTCCTAATCTAAATAACTCATCAGATGATACACCTGTGACACCACCCATTGCTCGTAAGTCTTTAGTTAGAGTGACTTGAGCATCACTCAGTCGAGTCATCTCTTGTGCGGCCATTGTGGCACCCTTAACGAGTCCACCTATAATCATACCTACTGGGCCAAAGTTTTTACCTAGAGCAAAAGCGGCATCGCCTGCATCGCCTAGTCCTTTGTTGAAGTCTGTAAATTTGCCTTTGCCATCGATCATGGCAGTAGTCAATCCAACTAAGGCATCTGTAGATTTGGCTGATGCTTCTGAGAAGTTTTTCTGACGTTCAGCCATTTCAGCAGTCGCTTTAGCGGCTGCCTCTTGTACTCTCATCTGAGCATTTATACTACTAGTGTTTTCTTTCCTAGCATCTGTTTCTTCTCGTTGTGATTGTGATTGTCCACCAGCACCAACGTTTAATTTGTCCAAGGTACCAGACAAGGCGCCTGCTGTGGCGCTGATCATCCGGAAATTTTCTTCTAATTCCCGTAATACTTCTGGATCAAAATCGTCTGACATTTTTCTTTAATTACCCTTTAACCAAGATTTTATATAGGCTGTTTTGCCGTTACTAAATATACTTACATATCTATTTAGTTTTTATAAAATAGGGTGTATTAATATGAGGAACAAAAATGAACGAATTGGATAACAATCCCTTAAGACAATACTTTAGAAGGCCTGCGGTATTCTTAAATTTACCTACAGGCGGAGAATCATACACAGCAGACGTTATTGAATTTCCAGATAACAAAGAATTGCCGGTCTATCCGATGACAGCGATTGATGAGATAACCACAAAGACACCAGATGCTTTATTCAATGGATCAGCAATGGTTGAGATTATTAAAAGTTGTATACCTGATATCAAAGACCCATGGAGACTATTAAGTAATGACTTAGATGCTGTTTTAGTTGCAATCAAAGCCGCAGGTGGACAAGATTCAGTTGATGTAGAAACAGAATGTCCTAAATGTCAAGCATTAGGCACATATGGTGTTGACTTATTAAGTATGTTGACATCACTAAAACCTGGTGACTATGATACAGTATTGCAAATTGCTGATTTATCTATCAAGTTTAACCCATTAACATACAAAGAAATGAATGATGCCGCTTTAGGACAGTTTGATATTCAGATCAAGTATAAAGGATTAGCAGATATTGCAGATGATACTGAACGTAACAAGCAAACAGCATTGGCACTACAAGAAATCACTGTATTAACACAAGATATTCTTAGTGAAGCAATCGAATACATTCAAACGCCTACAAGTAAAGTTGAAGATACTAAGTATATTTTAGATTTCTTAAAGCAATGTGAAAGCAAAACATATGAAGAAATCAGAGACTATAATACTAAACTGAAGGCAGATAGTACTATTAAACCTTTGAATATTCAATGTTCCGAAGAAGAATGTGGACACACATTCCAACAACCATTCTCATTAAACGCATCTGATTTTTTCGTATAAGGCTTCTACAATCTCAGCCCGATGAGGTAAGGAAGTCGATTGATGACATGGAAGCATATGCTCGGGGAATCAAGCGAAACGCCTTGGAACTATCTTGGTATATGAGAGGTGGTGTATCTTATGAAGATATACTCAATATGTCCCAATGGGAACGTAAAGACATGTGGTCAATTGTAGAAGATCACATGGAGACAACCAAGAAAACTCAATTACCATTTTTCTAAACTTCATTCTATTGGTTCTTTTCAGAAGTTCTCTTACGAGAACTTAATTACTCTTTCACTCCGTTCAATCGTAATTGTTTTTATTTCTAAAGGATTAATTAAAAGTTCTTAATGGTAATCTTTAGAAGTCTTATTACTTTTTGAAAGCCATGGTAGTGCTACTCAAGCACTACCACAGAAATTTCAGTTATGTAATCTCATTACTCCCGTCAATCCACGTTGATTATCCCCGACCTACTACGTTACTATAGTTGATCGCTACCGGTTGCCCTGTAAGGTTTGCTGGGTTGTAGTTGAGCCTATTACATTAATAAACGTAATATCTCGGCAACGCATGTTCTATATCATCAAATCAAAATAGATATAGACTCATTGAGGGTTCGCTATCCATGACGATTGCCCTCTCGGTATTGTTGTGTATAACACACTACTCCAAATCTGTCAGCAGGGTTTCTGCATCCTCGAGGAGAGCCGAGCATTGTATTACGGCTATGCTTATGTACGTTCTATTTCCCTATCAGTAGTTGACAGGGGTAATTTTAGTTTGTATTGACGTGGTGTCTGTTAGTTTTGAGTTGGTCTCTGTGTTGCCTGAGTATGCTTTGAATATTTCATGGTTGAACTTGAAGAAATGATCATGTTCTATGATAATCCAATCAGCATGATCTGCTGAAGTATAGTACATAAATTGATCACTTACCCAAGTGTATTTGCTCGGTAAGCAAACGAACTTTCCTTTACGATTAAACTTCATAAACAGAACGTTTAAGTCGCCTTCATCGGCTACGTCCATTAATTGATCTAACCATGTATCAAGTTGCTTACATGAACCTGCAAGTACTTGATGAAAGGGAAAGTCTGCGTAAAACTTACATTCTACATTTAGTTTAACAAAACTTTGTCCAGGAACAATGTCCCCTTTAAAACTTCTGATCTGTCCTTCATGCAAAATTTCTGTACGAGATTGATTTTTACCACCTACGTATGCACCTGATCCAGGTGCCCGTATAAAACTCTCTTTATACAGATCACTTAGATACTTTGCGATTTCTCGTTCGTATCCTGATCCTTTATTCTTTGACGGTGATGGCATAATATATAGTTATCTCTTTACCACTCGGTGGCATAATTTTTATTGACAATTTTTGCATTACATTTTGTTTGACATTCGTAAGAGCCATGTATAAACTCGGTTTTCCAAAAATTGTCTTTGATGATTTCGGTTAAATTACTTTCATGTAAGTTGTATTTCTGACCTAAATCATTCCATTTGTTATTGTGTCCGTATCTTGTTGCGACCCAACAGCAGGGATAAAACTCTCCCTTAGCATTGATATAAGTTCCTTTGTTGCCTATATGACATAATGGCTTTTCATTGCCTACTATATGAACTTGCTCAAATAATCTGATGTTTGTCTTCATCCAGGGTTCTAATAAGAACTTGTCTGTTAGTTTAGTTACATCTCTTTCAAATCTATGGCTAGATGATAACAGATTATCACTTGGTTGTAAAGCATCATCTTTCCCATAAGAATCTTCGTATATCTTTCCAAACTTAGTACTCTTGGTTAACTGAAATGCATCAAAGCCTAACTCTTTTGCATAGTTTTTCATGTCTTCTATCTTATCTTCATTAAACTTGAAGCCTATTGCGTCCCATACAGTGTAACATGTTGACTCATCGTTGATGATAGAAGCACCTGCAACGATGCTAGACCAATTAGAATTGATTCTGTATACATTATTGCTATCATGGTCCCAACCATCAATACTAAAGTGTATTTGATCCATTGGTCCAAGTAAACTTGCTAGTTCTTTCCACCAGCCTTCATTTTTATAAGAGCCATTTGTCACAATGACAATGGCAATGTCACTTTTAACTGACTTGAAATACTTAATAATATGTAGAAAGTCACGTGCATATATAGGATCACCATCATCACCACAGAATGTTAGTTTTTCTACATGTTCTGTAATAAAATCAGGTGGAAAATTACGAGTAAAGAATGCCAATTCAAGTTCAGTGTTGACTAGTGTGTCAGGAACCTCTTGTCGAGGGCATCTAGGGCACTTGAGGGTGCATTTACTGCTAACTTCTATATGCCAATGCCAAAGAGCGAGACTCACAGATTTTCCATTTCCCTTGATGTGTTGTATGTAGTAAATCCGTTCTCTTTAACTACTTGTAATACACTTGGGACACGTCCTGCTAGTTCTTCTCTGTGTGACACTAACCAAATTGATTTGCCATTCTGCCTAGATTTTGATTTAAGAATACCCATAGCATTCTCTACACCTATAGTATCTAAGCCTGAGTCAATCAACTCATCGATAAAGATTGTGTTGATAGGAGCATATAAGTTCTCCCATACATCTCTGAATGCAAATGATAATCCTAAGATTAATCTGTTACGTTCTCCCCTAGATAAGTTATCAAAGTCTAGTTCTCTACCCAATTCTGTAATCTCTACAGTTAAATCGTTTTGGAACACAACTTGATGAGGTAGACCCATCTTGTCTAAGTAATTTGTTAGCCTAGAGTTTAAGTAAGATAAGTTCTGATCAATAATCTTTTTACGAACAAAGGAATCTTTACTTGTTAACAAGTCTAACAAGAACTTCTGATGATCTCCTAGACGTGATAATTCGTTAACTCTGTCAAAGTCTTGTTCTTGTATTGCTTGACTTTCCATTTCACTAATTTGTTCAGTGTATGGATTTTCATCTAATTCTTTGCTGTCTATTTGAGAGATTAAGCCTTCTACCTTGCTTCTATGCTCAATTGCTTCTTGTTCACTGCTATAAAAGACACTAGGCTTGTCACCGACTACCCCTAACAGTTCTTTTGCTTTCTCAAACTCTACACATAACTCAGCCAATTCTTCTACACGTTCGGTCGAGTCTTTGACTGATGTTTCTTTATCTGTTAATACTTGAGTATGCAAATCATCATGGAAGTCTTGTCCACATGTGTGACACTTGTTAGTTTGTAACACCTTAAGTTCTTTTTCTAACTTAGTAATTATCTTAGACTCTCTTTCAACATCACTAAAGGCACGTTGTATCTGTGAGTCTACATCAGCATGAGCAGACTTACGTTGTTTATAAAGAGCAAGTTCTGTGTGATTGGTTAATTCTGCTTCGATATCTAGTTCTTGTAGGGTTTTGACTCTGCTCTTTAATGTATTGATGTCTTCTGCTGTCTTTGCGTCCCACAGTCTTGCTCTCTTCTTAAGAGACTCAATTTGTTCTAGTACACGTTTGTTTGCTTCTTCTATAGCCTTGATCTTAAAGTCTTCTGCTTGTAAATCCTCTTTGTTCTTTTTGATTATTACTTTTATCTTTTCTGCTTTTTCTGATAACAAAGTAATACCCAATAATTGCTCAATGATATCACGTTGTTGCCCTACAGGCATAGCCAAGAAAGGCAAATTGTATGTATTAAGTGCTACGATGTTTCTAAACATCGTGGGAGACATACCAATAACTTGTTCTATAGTTATTTGTGTTTGTTTGTTTTCGCCTTGTGCTTCGTTATCTTCTTCTTCTGTGCCATTGATAAAGAATCGTAATAGATTTGGCTTACGACCACGTTCAATACGATACTCAACACCATTGGCTTCAAACTCTAATGTAACTAAACAGCCTTTGCCGTTTGTTCTATTGATTAGATTGTTTGCTTTAATGTTATTAAGAGCAGTACCATATAATGCATAACTAACTGCTTGAATAAGAGTAGTCTTACCAGTACCATTTCTAGCACCATCACCACCTAAGTCTAAGTTGTCACCTAAGATAAGAGTAAGTTCTTGGTTATCTAAGTTAACTGCTTGAGTTACAGAACCAACACTTAAGAAATTTCTTAGTGTTATATTTTTAAGAGTAATCATTGTTATTAAGTTGCCCTTTTCCATGAAGATAGATCACGTTTGGTGTGATCTTCGATAATAGATATACCTTCGTTAATAAATTGTATTGCACTCGTATCTTCAAACACGAGTGGATTGTTCATTGTAGTTTGAAACTTTCTGTTCATATTACCATTATAAAATTTACCAATTCCAATATAATCACATAAATTATACATGTATTGTTTTGGGTCAGCACACAAATCATCATAAAATGTATAATTTATAGGTAACTTGCAGTCTTCCCAGTAATTAAAAACCTTCTTTGTATCAGTATACATGTATATCTTTGTGTTAGCAACTAATTTGGTATACTGATCGGGTGTGTCTTTAAAGTTAGGGTTTCGATTCTTTTCCATATTGTATAATGAATTTAAAACTTCATATGGATTTCGGAAACTTAGACCAAGATGTGTAGCATGATTGTGTATTTCTTTAGGCGTAGCATAATGTCCTTCAACATAGTCGCCATTGAATATGTGAGTGTGTAAGTTGACAGATACTTTGAACTTGTTATATGTATTCTGATAATGTTCTAACGATGTACCATCAAACTCTTTGTAATGCGTACTTAACTTACCATCTACCTCTGGATGTTCCATGAATTGCGACCAAAGCCAATTGGTGCCAGATTTCGGATAACCTAGATGTCGGTAATGGATCATATAGACTGATAGATTCCTAGCAGTATACTTTTGTCATAAAATTCTGATTCTATGTTTTTAATTTGATCAATGATAATGTTATCCACACTCTCAAACGATATCTCACCTGGTGCTAAGTCTTGTGAATGTTCCTCGTTCTTAACTGGAAGCAATGACATTTCTCTTAGACCATACTCTGGTATTAACTGTTCTCTAATGTAATTAGATTCTTCATACGAGATATCAATATCTAAGTGTACCCGAACATGAGCATTTTTAATTAATAAACCTTTTGGGTTTTCTAATACTTCACTTAGTTTGTAAACTCTGTATACAGGTTGATCAGGCCAAGAATGAAAGACAGGTTCTTCGTCCCATTCTAATACCATCATGCCTCTAGCATCATCACCAGCATCTGCATAGTTGTGAGGGAATGCATTGCCCATATACCAAACATTCTTTCTTGCTTGACGTTTGTGAAAATGTCCAGTGAATACTTTGTCAAAGTGTCCTAGGTGATCAGTGTTTGCCTCACCATGATCAGGCATTTCTATCATAGCATTCATGTAGAAGTGAGGGAGTTCTAAGTGAGCAAAAAGATATTTGCCTTTCTTTTGTTTGAGCAGTTTATAATCATCACCACATAACCATGGAGCAATAACACAATCACCTTCTTCAACAAAGTGATCGACTACAACTACGTTCTTAAGATGCTTTGCCCACTCAACTGAGTGAATGTCTCGTTTGTCTCTGTAATAGAGATCATGGTTGCCTGTAATAAAATAGACTTTCTTAAATGCATTATTAAGTTTTTCTAATGCATTCAAGCCGTATTGTAAAGTATGCATGTTGATTGAGGCACGATGATGATTCCAGTCTCCCAAAAAGAAACAAGTCTCACAGCCTTCTGCTAGTGATTTCTCAATAAACCAATCAACAAAGTTTTTGCAATCTTCATTGTGTTGTAAACTATTACTTTTTAAGCCAAAATGTATGTCCGTAAAGACTGCGGCCTTCTTAAAAAGATTTGTCATAAGCACCATCCATTAATATATAACTACTATTATACAATAGGTAAAGGACAAAAACAAGACTTTTGGAAGCCTTGTTTGCCCAAATTGATTTAATACTACTCAGAGTATGTTTCGGTAGGTTTTTCGTACCCTAGACCATTATAGTCTTTCATTTGACGAGAGAAAGAAGGATTGAGTCCGTTCATTTCGAGGATATCATCTCTGATATTTTGATTACGCTTCTCAGAGTTGAGTACTCTACAGAAACTGTTAGTGATTGCCGCAGTATAGTATGCGAAAGGGTTAGCAGATTTTGCTTCATTGAATCGTAAGCCGACATATGTCAACTGTAAGATAGCAGAGTTACGCATTTCATCATTGTAAGTGTAACCACGCCAGTTATACTTCATAGCATACTTTTCACATAACATGATATACATACGTGCTAGTTTGTCAGTTAATGCACCATTGGTAGCAGTAAACTTACCAGTCTTCATACCACCCTTCCAATGTGATTTACCAACTAAAGTTAAAACCATTGTCTCAGCATTTAAAACGTAGTGCTGAAAAGGGGGAAAGTTTACTTTAGCATGAACCATATCATCAACTGCCGCTTTTGTTTTCTTATCTTCTAAATCCTTAAAGTCATCTGACACGTTATCATCATCAAAGTCAATAATTTCTATTGCTTTCTTTTTCTTAACAACTTTACGAGGTTGCTTTTGCGACATAGGAATGTGGTCCCAAGTCATTACCCTAAATACCAAACCATCAGTTTCAATTGTTTTTGGATCGATCTTTCTTTGACCAGTTAGCCCTTGCTCTTGTGATAGTCTAAGAGACTTCATCAACTTTGCTTCTTTGATTTGTGTAGGCTTGACAGTAAATGCTAGACTTTTTTCTAGTGGCATGTCTGGTGTATCGATAATACCATCGTATTGATGATATTCATTCTTTGTATAAGAACAATACGATGTTTTGCTCTTATGAATTTCTTTTAGAATATCCTTGTTGTTTAAATAATTGACTGGTTTTTTCTGTGGTATTGGCATTGAAACTCCTATTGGTTAGCCTGTATAATACACGAATTGCTTTACGAATGCAACAATTACGGGTAAAATTTAGCGGTTTTTAGCAACGATAAATATATCATGTAGACTGTCTATTTATACTAGGCAAAAAATGGCTACGATTAACATCATGGGATTATCTTAATGGCAGATTTAAAAATACCACCCGGAGGCGAATGGCGAGTCAGACTTGCTTTGGGTAGGGATTCTGAATTCTTATACAAAAATCCGGCAGGCGCAGGCATACTTGCACCTCTAATAGATACTGACGGAGTTATCTTCCCGTATACCCCTACGGTAAATGTTCAGTATACTGCAATGTATGACTCTACTCAACCTGTACACTCAAACTTTAAGATTAATCAATACACCAGTAGTGCTATTGATGGAATAACAATTGGTTGCACGTTTACAGCACAAGACCTTAAAGAAGCAAATTATCTTTTAGCCTGTATACATTTTTTCAGATCAATGACCAAGATGTTTTATGGACAAGATCAGAGTCCTAAGAATGGAACGCCACCACCATTAGCATTTATGTATGGCATGGGGTCATTTCAATTTGAAGGTCATCCTTTAGCAATAACAAATTTTACTTATAATTTACCAGCAGATGTTGACTATATTAAAGCAACTAACTCATCAGATGATACGACAGGCGCACCCAATCTAGTAGGTGGACAACTCGCTCCAGGTGGATCTGCACCACCGCCAGACTTTCAAACTGCTATATCAGATGAGATTACATATGTGCCTACAAAAATAACTATGTCGATTCAATGTATTCCGATTATTAGCAGAAATCAGATTAGTTCTAAATTCAGTCTTTCTGAATACGCACAAGGAAAACTTAATCAGGGTAGCAAACGCCCAGGTGGAGGTATTTGGTAATGGCTAACAATAGTTTATATCCTAGAACAAGTCCGTATTTTCAAACAGGAGTCTTTGATAAAGAATTCTTAGATGTTATGAAAAACAGACCTATACCTAGAGATCCAGGAGATGCTACATTCGTTGTTACTATGCAGTACGAATTTAGACCTGACTTACTAGCACAACATTTATATGAAGACCCTAAACTGTGGTGGGTATTTGCGGCTAGAAACCCTAATCAATTGGGACCAGATCCTTATTTTAATTTTACAGCAGGTACAACAATATTTGTGCCTAGGCTAGACACATTACGTAGAGTACTTGGAATATAATGTCGAACCAAGATAATGATGACAAGAACAATTCTACCGCTTCCCAAACGGCATCAGGATCTGCGTCAACACCAGGTAGACGATTAACGAATCCTTTAGCAGATTTAGCATCAAGTAATTATCAACTGTCTTTATATATGATCACACCAGATGCATATGATGCATTTACTGCTTCAGGTAGAACTAACATTGCGGCACTCCAAACAAATGGAGGCGGCGGTGCGTTTCTTGTAGCACAAAGCGGTGGCATAAACAACAACACAGAGAACAGAGCACCAGGATTTCATTTTGATTATTATTTAGATAATTTAGAAATAAGTCAAATGGTCTCAGGCAAAGCATCAGGCTCAGCAACTAATGTATCAGAACTTACTTTTACTGTTACTGAACCATATGGATTTTCATTTATTAATAAACTAAAAGATGCATCTGAGCAACTACAACAGTACGGTTCAAATCTTGGCTATGCAAAAGGCACAGTGCGTAACCCAACAAAACAGTTTTTTATATTAGGTGTTTCATTTCTTGGATATGATATTAATGGTACTCCTGTTTCAGGTGTGTCAATTGACCCTAACAATGCTGGAGCAACAGGAAACGATGATAAAAATTTGTTTCAAGTGTACCACGACATTGTTATAAGTCAAATCGATTTTAAAATCGACGGTAAGATTGTTACTTATAAAGTTACAGCGGCCGCTATAGCACCTACATTATCTTTTGGTGTTAAACGAGGAAGAGTCCCGTACCCAGTAAAGTTAACAGCAAATACAGTTGAAGATGCAATGACTAAATTGATGGTCGGAATGTCAAAAGAACAACTTACACTTAGAGATAATGGAGCAATAACAGTTCCAAACACATTTGAAGTTAAGTTTGTAGGCGATGATGTAGATAAACTTAAAAAGGCTTTATTAATAACACCCGAAGATGTTGATAAATTTAAATGGAAAGGGTCTGATGCAAAAAATGCACAAGAAGCAACAATTGCACAAGAAGTGACTTCTGTTCCTGACAGTGATCAACGTCAAATCACATATGCAAGAGATTCAGCAATATTAGAAATATTTGATGATTTAGTCAAACAGAGTACATATCTACGTGATGCTATGACAGTATTATATAACACGTCTCTTACTCCAGACAAAGAGAAAAAAGATAATCAAGGTAATGCTCCAGCGGCAAACGGAACTATAGGCTGGTATCATGTTACGCCTCAAATTAGTAAAGCACAATGGGATCCTGCAACATCAGACTGGGGATATCACACAGTATATGTAATTGAAACATATCAAACGCCTGTGATAACTGCTTCATATGTAAACCCAGGCATGAATTATTATGGACCTCACAAACGATATAACTATTGGTACACAGGAGAAAATTCTGAAGTATTAAAATATGAACAAACACTTGATAATTTATATTATAATGTAGTGTTAGGTAAAACAACGGCAGAAGCACAGGCCAGCATAGATCAAACTGCTTCAACAGGAGGAGATACCGATACTGGAGTAATTCCAGGACAAGGACAAGACGGACCAAAATTAGGAAAACTTGCAAAAGGTAACGAAGCACAAAACTCTTATGTAACTAGTTTATACTCTCCAGCAGATTATGGCACAGCGGCTGTAACAATTTTAGGCGACCCTGATTTTATTGTGCAGGATCAAACAAGTAGTGTAGAAAGTGTGTATAATAGATTTTATGGAACAACCGGATTTAATGTAAATGCTAATGGTGGACAAGTATTTATGGAGATCAATTTTAAAGAAGCAGTTGACTATGCCGATGGTGCAACCGCCTCCGGAGGCATGATGCCGACCGCAGAGACAGGTACACTAGATATAAATGATAGTATTTTGTTTTGGGAGTATCCAGCAAACATTGCTGACATCGTTGAGGGTGTAAGTTTTCAAGTTGTTAATATTAAAAGCATGTTTAAA